ATGAACCGCTTAGGCTTCCGAATGTGTCGGTATCTCTATAAAGTAAATTTTCCTGACCAACTACAACCCTTATAATATCCAGCCAATCTTCCAAATATGCGTGTGTGAATCTAAGCAATTCAATAATTGCGGAAAAACTAGCGTCATACGAATTTACCCTATTATTTACCGCCGTTATAGCGGACTGCGCAAGAGCAATGTTTGAAGCATTTGTATTTACTAGTGCTTTAAGCGCATCCCACCCATTCACTTGCCCCACGCCCGCTACAAAATAACCGACAGTACCTTCTAGAGTGCTATGCTTGACCAAACCATCATTACTTTCTGTTGCTAGGTTCATAGGTATTACGGATAGCATTATCCACTCATCATTGCTATCAAATATCCATTCAGTCTGGTTGTCTATGTTTATAAGCCTATCACCAACGACCGGAGCTGAGCCAAGAGCGGCTGTAAATGCCGATGTTATTGTGGTTTGGTCATCGTCTGCCAATCCAGAAACAACCGCCGTGCGTGGCTGTCCAGATATTTGCGATAAAATAGCAGTTAGGCTATCCTGCATATCTTTGAATGCTTGGAACATAACCGCATCAATAAAGCCCGCGCTAGTTTCGCTGGCAATAGGAACTGGTAGAGAAATTGTCCTTGACAATGCAGATTTTATGTTTGTAAGCGTTGCGACCAGCGTGAATGTGCTATCATTGCCTTGTATCTCCAAATCCGTTTGAACATCTTTATCCAAAAGACTTATAGCCTCTTGCAGCTGGCTATTAATACTATCCGCTAATGTTTTTATGTCATTAATTAGAGATACTCTAATTTTCAGATTCTGCTCCGGCGTTACCAGCGGTACAGCTGCATTCAAGCTCTCCGCTAAATCCAAGCTTGATAACTCGGTTGTGTTGTAAAGTTTAAGCGTTTGCTCTGCCATATTATCCTCCCGTTTGTCCAATAAGCTGCGTGTTATCCTGCGAACGCAAGAGTTCATTTCCTTGTCCCAATAAAGTTTGGTATGTATTATCCGGCGGCGGCACAGGTGGAGCGGGCGGCAATGGGCTTGGGTATATGCCAGATACATCCAAGATAAAACCCTCATATATGGTATCAATCCAAATTTTAGGTTTCCATTGCCTACTATTCGTCATCTCAATTTCTATTCTGCTAATTCCTAAAACCTCGGTATTTGCCATTAAACGATTTCTTATTTCTCTTAAAATCCTTTGCTCAAGCTTTCCTGCCAAATGCCAATTTATTCCGTTTTGCAGAGCAAAGAAGCAATCCCCAACCCATTCTCGTAGCTGCGTTTCCAAACGTAGCGCAAGACCCGCAAGACCGCCTATATATGCGCCTCTTCCAGAGCCAAACACCCAGTCGCCGTTGCTGTCAAGCCGCCTAATCATTATGCACTATGCCTCCAATTTTTGATTGGGCTATATCTATAGCATCAACCGCAGACGGAAGCGGGGAAACCCAAGTTATAGGCAAAGAACCGCTGGGAGCCTGCGCAACCATAGCCGCATTCAGAGCGTTGAGCAAATTTGTCTGGAACGTGTTAATCTTGCTTGCCCAATCAGTCAAAATGTCGTTTAGTTGCTCGTAGCTGACAAAATGCTTAGATGCTTCAGGTCTTTTTCCAAACGGAAATATGCCGCTTATGGCAATGGCGTTATTCAATGTATGTTTTCTTTTGTCTAAATCCTTTATAGTTGCATTTTGCAGCTTGAACCTTGTCAAATCATCATCGCAGAATATTACTAGGCAATCCGCTCCAACAAAATCCTCAAAATCTATTATACCGCTCGTTGCGGCATAGCAGAACAAGAGGCAGTTAATAACAGTTTCATCCTCAAGCTGAACATTCACAGAATCATCGTCATTAACTGCCTGTATCTTGCCAACTTTTGCGCAATTAATCTTATATGCGGCCTTGTCTATCTCGCCCAGAATAATATCCTCGGGATTGTTGAAAATTTTGTCATTCATTGAATTTTGCCCCCGGCGGTATAAGAGTGAACTCGCTTTGCAGGTCGCCCGCCGGAAATTCTCCCTTGTGCTTTATGCTTGCTATCTCCCATTGCCCGAACCCGCCCATGACATCGCTTGTGACTTCCATTATGTTGCCAAGCCTCGGCTCTGGCAAAAACATTGTTTGTATGTGCAATATATTTTCCTCGCGCTTTGGCGTTTGCGCAAGCGTGCGCCCTGTTATTTTATAGACTATCTTTTTTCGCTCGCCTGTTACCAGAGTGCCATTGTCTATATACCAATTATTCGGAAAAGCCCAATCCAATGTCTTTGTGAACTTTTCCTTTATCGTTATGGGAATAGGATTCTTTACAGGCTCTGCGTTGAACTCTACTTCCAATTTGTATTTCTTCGCCTCTTTCTCAAAAGTGCTTTTTGCAAAAGCATCCTTTGCATAGTGCCCGCTCATTGATGCGTATTTGAGAGCAAATAAACCATCGCCGCAGTTCATTTCCGTTGCCCACTCTCCCTCGCTTATGCTGCTGTGGCACTCTATCATATCGCCCTTGAAAATTACTAGCTCATTGCCGCCCTCTCTCTGAACGCTCAATATGACAGAGCAATAGTCATCCATTCCATAGCTTCCCTTCTGTTGTTCGTTTGAGCTTTTGTAGTCAAGCGGCTTCATTTTCTCAAATGCCTTTCTAGTATTCTCTGCAAGGTTGTATACGGTGAATATGGCTTGGTTTGGCGTTACCTGCGTTGTGCGTGTTATGTCAAAACTTATGCTTAGAGGTTCCGTTATGACTGCTTTAGCTCCTGTTTTTTCCCTGTGCAAATCAATTTTATATTTCCAGTTAAGCGACATCGTGCACCTCCAGCCAGAAACGACCTTCGGAGAAGTCATCCACCATAAATGGAAAATCAAAATTGCCACCGCAAACGATGTCAAAACCCAAGAACCTTTTGAATAGCCTAAGCAATGAGCCTCTGTTTATCCTTATGCTTGTTGCCGCAACACCAGAGCCGTTGTCAAAATCAAGCTCCCACCGCATCACGAATGGAAGATAGCGCAGAGCGAATGAAACGCCGCGGAGAATAAATATTTGCTCCCTCGCTGATGATAAGCCTTGGATATATTCCATCACAAAGCCCCCCAATTTCCACCAGCCCTAGCAAGAGACGTGCGTCTATCCCTTGTTGTAGATGTAGCTGCCTGCCCCATATCCTTAGTTGGAGCCTGCCCAATGTCTGCCCTGCATGAGCTAGTCGCAAATAGAGCCTCATTCAAATTAGTCGTTTCCAATTCCACGAAGCGCACTTGCTTTAGCGTTATGCTTAGGATTATTGTCTGGTCTATGCCCGTTTCATAATTAGTTGGGAAACTCGTTATTATGTAGCCTTTCAATGTTTCCAATGGTGTGTCTATGTCTATTAGCATTTTATCCGTGAACATTCGTTCTAGAGCATTGTATAAATCCGCAACTCTATCTCTGTTGCTAAATTCATTTCGTATTTTTGTCGCAAAATTATCAACCGCCTTTACTATTGTCTGTGCCTTTGCTATAGCGCCCTGCACGGCTTTTGCCTGCGGTCCGATAAGCCCGCCCAAAACGCTGCCTTGAACTATAGAGAGGCGGTTGGAAACCATATCCAATGCCTCATTAACGCTGTTAAGCAAAGAATCTCCAGAAACAATATAACCTATCTTTCCGCTCAAGCTTATTTCAATCGGTTCTTCTGCTGCCGCTTGGTCTATTGCATAGCCGCTTTCGTTCCATTTGCTGCTTATGGTCATATTGCGTTTTATTGAGAGTTCATTCTCAACGTCAAAGGAGAAAAATACTTCCTTTGCCTTACTTGCCGTCAATATGCACTTGCCAAACCTCATAGCCTACCTCACCAATGCCGCATTTTGCAAGCGAGATTTGTTTATGCCCATCTCAACCGCTCTTGTAATCTCCGCTTTGTCGCCGCCACCGCTTACATTAACAGTTATGTTTGTGTTATTGTTGGTTGTCGGGCTACTGCTAACATTTGATATTTTTCTATTGTCCGTGCTTGTGCTGGTATTGCCTATAGGTTGCAAAGGAGAATATGTTGCTTGCGGAGCCTGTCCGCGCATCATAGAGCTCGCTGCGTCCACCGAGCTTTTAACGCTCTTTGACGAGCCGAATGGATTTAGAAAATCAACTAGAGACTTAGCCTTATCAACGACTCCAAGTATAGCATTTTTTATAGCCTCCAATTTTCCAAAAATCCAATCCATTGCGGCTTTTGCCGTTTCCCAAATACTCATTATGCCATCTTTCACATTCTTTAGTATGTAAGCCAATCTGGTTGTTGTATCAGAGTACGTATTGCTTATCCATTTTCCCATTCTGGAAAAAAAATCCCCCCAGAACACAATGGCTTCGCTAACCGCATCGCTAGTCCATTTATAAAATCCGCTTATCCACTCATACATTTTATCTTGGACTATCCCTATCCAATCTGCTATTTTTTCAAAGAAACTTAACAGCCACTCTTTAGCTGCCTTTATTTTCTCAACAAGAGGCTTAAAACTCGTCTGCTGCTCATAGAAGCCATCTACATCATCATCAAATATTGCAAAAATTTCTTCTATGAGTGCAATCAAAACTTTAACAGGATAAAGAAACAAATTCGCCGCTTTGACTAAGTTGTTTATTGTCTTCATTCCGCTTCCAGATATTGCATTTATTCCATTGAGCACCATACGGATTATATTTTTAATTGAGTTAAATAGAGGGTCAAACGTTTTGCGAAGCGCAGGCACATACGCCTTTACCGCTTTGAAAATATTCTGCACAAAGCCAAGAATCGGCTCCAAAGCTTCTATCACCCAATTTATAGCTTTGATAATGATTTTTATTATATTCATTATTGCGCCGCTGTCCGTGAACTGCTTTATTGCCTCGCTTATCCTTGCTATAATAGGCATAAACTGCATAAGCACGCCGCTTGCTATCTTGCTTATAGTCCGTTGCACTTCGCCAAATATAGAGTTGAGGGATTTTAGTCTGTCCACCTCCTCCCTACTCAATATAGTAGCATCGCCCCTGTCCTTCTGGAACTGCTCCACGGACTTGCCCGCACGCCTTGCCATTTTGTCAAGCATCGCCGCATTTTGCGCAGCGTTTAGCGTGTAGCTTGCTATTGTCCTTACTCCATTTGTAACAAGGCTTATTGCTTTTATTGCAAACAATCCCTTTATGCCATTCGCTATTCCAGAAATTTTGTTTGACATTTGCTGAAATTCATCCTTTGCGGCATCCGTTGCTTTTTTAAGGCTGTTTTTGTCTGGGGCAAATTTTACATCAACGAACAAATCGGCTATAGTCATATCAGCCCCCTAGTTGATTAGAGAGTGATTTTATAATGCTATCCAATATATCCCGCTTCATATTTTCCCTCTTAGCAACAAAATTAAGAGCATTTGCAACTAAACCTATCGGAGCTTTCAAAATAACCTCTGGGTTCCCGCCCCAAAAACCTAGCGAGGCTAGGAGCATAACGCCGTCTAACCTTTCAGCATCTTTAGAAACCTTTCTGGTATTATTTTTAACAGCCCTTTTATAAAAGGGGAGAGCGCATATTCTGCAACCTCCTTAATTATGGGATAGTAATCAATCCTATGCTCCGGTTTGTTGAAATACTCAGCAATCAAATTTATTTTCGTGCCTGTGCCCTTCTCTATTATTGAGCAGTTTTTTCCGCACTTGAGAATCAATTCCCTGTTTTCTTTTTTGACAATCAGTTTTGGCAAATTTTTCAAAACGGAAATTAAATCGGTATCAAGTCCCTTTTTCAAGGAATTTTCGGGAAGTATCTCAATATAAGATGTTATAAGCTCCTGCAAATCCATCACGTCTTCAAAATCTGCATCAACTAGAGATAGCTTGTTTCCGCTTGGCAATGCAATTTCTTTCATATATCCTCCTTATGCGAACGCCCTTACCGCTGTTACTTCAAATACCCAAACGGCAACACCATCTTCCACATCCCCCGCTGCGCCGCTTCCAAAATTAGGCTTAGTCTGGAAATCCCCGCGGCTTAGGCTGTATATCAAAGAGCTAGATGTACCTGTTCCGTCACCATACGGAAGAACTAGCGTTCCCGCTAAATGCACGAATGTTGCTGGGCTGCGCATTTTATCGGCTCTTATGCCTGTGAAAAATATATCATCTGGAGAGCCTAATATAAGCCGCAGCGTAAGCGTAGCCTCATCAGCGTTTAGATTTTCATTTCTAATTTTGCCGCCCCTGCCAACATCGCTTTCGCCGTCTTGGTTGGGAAATTCAAGCGTGATGAATTTTTCATTTGCGAAGTCTTTGATTTGTCTCGTCTCAGCAGAGCCGAAAATCAATTTTGCCTTATCTAGATTTATATTAGCCATATTTTACACCTCCATAAACAAAACAACATCCATTCCGTGAACTGCGCCGGAAAACTTTACCAAATAATATACACCTGGCGCAATCCTAGTTTCCCTATCTGCTTGGCTCTGCTGCGCTATTGGTGTAGAGTATATCCAATATCCCAAATCACGAATGCTTTGGATTTGCTTTAATCTGTCACCTATTGTGTAAGGGTCGTTCCACTCGCCAGGAGCCAAAACATCAGCGTTCTTAAACATTTCCAATACTTTCCTGCCCTCTGATTTAAGCGTTTCCATTCCACCTTCCGTTTGCGGAATTTTTGTAGCCGTTGATTTTATAACATTGAAATGTGCCACTTGCAAATGCAAAATTATTGCGAGCAAATTCACAATATTATCATAGAACCCATTAGCGCCATTTGACACTACCATAGGGGAGCCAAAATCACCATAAAAATCCGTTCCGGCTTTTTCTAGAGCAGCATAGAAAGTCTGGTCAATAGTAGAATCTCCGGCTATGCCCGCAAGTGTTTTTCCGTACATTGTTATTGCAGAATTTTCCAGCTTGTAATTGACGGACATTGCGCGACCCATATAAGCCGCTTGGAACATCAACGCATCCTCAATAGTTCCGCCCTTGTAAAGGCATCTGGTATGCGACAAAGAGCTATTCGCAACCGCTTGGAAATTATCCATCACCCTAGCCTTTAAGTTTGTTACGGTCGTTAGAATTTTATTTAACCCCTGCATAAGCTGCGCAACCTCTTTTAATCTGGAGTTTGAGTATGGTAAGTCGCTAATCTCATCAAACATTATGCCAAAATAATAGACCTTATCCATAGTGCGGAGTATAGCCTCTTTAAGCTGCTCTTCTCCATTATCAATGCCAGATGCCACAAAGCCTATGGCATTTAGGAATAATCCTAAATCGTTTATGTCGCTTCCTGTGGATTCGGTAATTGCAATAGAGGCATTGGCTCCGACTGCGGTCGTTGCAATCTCTATGTCTGCGGCACCCATCTCTCCGCTTAGAGTAATAGTTAAACCGAATGAATTAAAGAATCCGTTTAGACTAGCCTGCAATGTTGCGAGCGTTGTTTTGTCCAGTCCAGTAAGGGCAAGGGCGTTAAATTCGCCATTAACGTTAAATGATATAACTCCATCAGTTGGCAAATTCCTCAAATCCCTTGCAGGCAAACTTATCCTTGCGGGAGCAGCAGGAACATCGCCGAGCAGAGGTATAACGACAAGATAGCCCCCACCGCTTAGAATGTTTGGCGTTTGCCCAAACACTTTATTTGCCATTTTTGCAACTCTGCTATTTGATCCGAAATCATCCGCTACCCCATTTGGATTTACATAAATCCTAAATTCTCCATAATTGGAAAATAGCGGCTCATCGTGCGTAAACAGAGCAAGCACACTTGTATTGGCATTTGCCTGCCTTGCTCCTGGCATCATTGCCGTTATGTTTATGATGTTACTAAGGTCTAGCATAATTTATCCTCCTAATGCTCTGCCATTATTCCTTCTATCTTACCGCCACCCACAAATGTTGTGAGAGTGCCTTTATCCCTGCCTATGAATTTAAGGACAAAATCCAAATCATACCTAAATTCCGGCGTTGCGCCCTCTATGCCTTCCAAATCCTTTATTTTACGATTGCAGAAAACGCCTACATTATTTGCCAAAAATGCGTTTATGAAAGGCGTTTTATCCGGTATGAACGCCAAGTTCTCCGCTACTTGTAGAGCATTGAATTTCTCACGTCCATAAACGCTTAGGATAAGCTGAAAATTTCTAGCCCATTCGTTGGGCTGCTCGCCTTCGCCCTCTGTGAAGTGCATAACCTCGGCTTCCCTAAGGCTAATAATAACATAGGGCTTGCCGTCTTTGATTTCCTTCCACTGCTGCCCAGAGATGACTATGCGCCCCAGAAGCTCCGGCATAATCGTTTCAATCGTCTTTATGAACTTTTGCGAAATTTCCAAAAATGCGCTCATAGCCCCACCTCGCTCGGTATGCGCTCTTGGAGTATATAGCGGCTGAAGTTGCACCTTGTATTATCCTTTACGCCAATGACCTTGAATGTCCTGCTAGTGCCTTGGAAATCCATCTGGATAACATCGCCATTGCCTAGAGACTGCTTTTGCTCAATCATAAGCAAACGCCATAGGGCATACGCCCTATCCTCCTCCGGTATCATGCGGATGTCATCATTGTTTGCCATCTGCAAATTGCCGCGTATGGAAATAGGCGTGTAAGTCTTCGTAACTATGCCGCTATCATTGGACATATACAGCTTTGCGGAGGTTATGTTTTCTTGCCATTCAGGAGCTAGAGCATCTTGAATATCCATATACATTTTATGCGCCCTCCGCTTGGAAGGTGATAGAATTAACAAGGTCTCCGGTATCTCTCAATAATTTGCTATTAGCGGTTACAGGTTTTCCACTTGGTCTGGTTTTGTAGTTCTCGCTGAATCCCTGCCAAGAGCCGTGACCTTGCGTTCTAATCTCATTTTGACAGGCGGCTACTAGCATAACGCCCAAATCATTTAGAGTATTTGCTTTTTTTGCAAGTTTGTCTAAATCCCTTTTCACTGGCTCTACCAAAAATGAACGTCTAGGGATATTTTTCCTAGGCACGCCAAATTCGTGCGCCGCTCCATAAATGGCAATGTTGGAAGCGTTGAAAATTCCTACTCGTAGCTTCATTCCCTTGAACTTCTCGCCAAGAGCGGCTTTGATTACTATTCCGTCTCTCATGCTGTTGTCCTCCCCGCTACCACGCCCCTTGAATTTGCCGCAGCCGCAGGCAATACCATAGCGGCGTATTTGGTTCCAAAAGATGTAGTTGCGAACTGTGAGAGGAATGGGTCGTTTACTATGGCTTGCGGTATAGCATAGCTTACGCTCATGCCATCGGCTGACCTGCTGGCAATGGCAAAGCTTGCGCTCCCCCCAGCCCCCATAGCAGCTTTCATATTCAAAAAAAGAAAATGAGCCGTTAAGTAATTAAAGGCAATATTTGCTTCTGTTTGGTCTGGGAATAAATTTGGGTTAAAAACAATGAGGGCTTCGCTCTGCGCCCTTGCAATATCTTTGTCACGCACCGCCGGAGGCTGCTCTCCATAAGAGAACTCGCCACCATCAAAGAAATCTTTGAATGCGCTTATTTCCGGCGGTTGGAACATTCGGCATCATTTCCTTTTCTTGTCCTTGTTGCCGTTAGCGGCTTTTGCAGCCGCTTCTGGGTCACCCTCAATCAGAGGCTCGTCATTATTGGGTGCTTCTTGGGCTGTGTTCACTTTGATAACCAGCCCTGGGTACATTTTCATTAGCCATTTTGCAGTTTCTTCCTCAACGTCTAAAACTGCATTCTTGGCAAACGTAACGACTGCGTTGCCGTTCTTAATGACTAGGTTGCTGTTTCTTTTATTGTGCAAAAGCATTAGGAAACCCCCGAATCTATGTAGAATACATTTTCCGGCCTGCCGCAAGATATACCCGCAACCTCGCCATCGCAATCCATAGTGAACCCGCTTCCACCACTCTGCACAATGGCAGAGTTTCTGAACTGCATTGGAATATGGAACTTCAACGCTTCGTCTTCCTTCTGGTAGAGCGCATAGCGGTTTACTTTCTCGCCTACAAACTCTTTCATTGTTGCGGCTTCTGCGTATTTAACAGGCAAAATTTTGAAATCAGGATTTTGCGTCATTGTCTTGAAATTATCCGTAAGATATTCAAGTATAGACCTATTGACATTCACGCCGCCTGTTCCGCCGTTATTTGCGACAAACACATTGCCCCAGCCAAGATAATCAGCAAGAGGAACAACAAAGCGGTCTGGCAATGCGTTAATTTGCGAATTAGCGGCATAAGCAGATAATACAGTAGCAACAAAGTTATACATTTCCGTTGCGCTCAAACTTGATATGGTTTTTCCATTTGGTATGAGCGATGTATTGCTAGCCACACCGTCTATATTAAGAATCCCAGCAATATCTATTTCGCCAAGTTTCAAGCCTGCAAAAATAATGTTCTGTATTTCCAAATCCCAAGACTTCTTTATTGCGGCTACATCTTCAGCTAGAGTATCAAAAGGAACAAGTCCAGCAGCGGCCTGCTCTAATTGGTGCTTAGTCCACATTATTGTTTTTAACCAATAGTAATTCTTTATTGAATACATATCCCGTGAGGTTGTCACGTTTGGAGCTTTGGCAAATCCAGCAGAGCCATTCAAGAAACCTTCTCCACGGCTGTTGGAATGTGACCTTGTGCGGCCTCTAACTAGCGTGTCCATTAAAGTTCCGCTAAAATCAAAATTGACAAAATCCGTTAAGTTCTTAACGTTATAATTCTGCTGCTGAATAACACCCGAAATTACATGAGTTAAAGTGTCTACGGCTTGCAAATATCCTGCATCTGATAAAACCTGTGACATTATACTATCCCCCTTACTCTGATTCTTACAAATTCACCATCTGCGGCTGTGTCTAGAGCCGTTCCTAGGTAATTGCTGTCGGTTGATGTTACAACCTTTCCGGTTGTTGCGCCGTCAATTACATGGTCGCCCCTATTTACTGCTCCGCTTGCAATCATATAAACATCTGTGTTATTGGTTGCGATTTCTAGCAGCTCTCCAGAGACATATTTGTTCTTTTTCTGCGCAATCGTAACAATGCCTATTTTCTGGGCTGTGCTATCCTCTTTTGCGCTTTTGATTTGTGGAATTGGGCTTGCGCCATCCGCAAAAGAGACTACATCGCCCACGGCAATGCTAGAATATATTTGGCTGGTTGTATTTAGCATAACCCTTAGTATATTATGCTCGTGTCCGCTTGTCAGGGCTATTTGCCCCGCAACGACTTCTGGCGCAAAACTATTTAATGGTGATGGTGTTGCCATGTTATACCCCTCCTTTGCCGAATACAAGCTCGGTCATGCGTTTGTTATAGGCTGCCTTTGATTCCATAGGCTGCCTAGAGTTTGTTGCCATTGGCGGTGCGCTATTCTGCGCTGCCTTTTGGATTCTTTTAATTCCGTTGGTTGCCGTCTTTTTGTTCTCGGCTTGCTTTTCTTCTTCCTTCTCCTCGCCGCTGTTCTGCGCGGGGGGTGGGGGTGGAGTTTGCGCCGCTTGGCTTTTCCAGAGGGCAATGAGGTCTTTAACCTGCACTTGCTCGCCGTCTATGTCCAGCATTTCATCTTCGCCCAAAACTTGCTCGCCCTCATTTTCAGAGGTCTTTGATTTTCTGTATAGGTCTGCTAAATCCGCAACGTTCACTTTTTCGCCGTCTATCTCAACCACCGCATTTGCGGCTGTTTGCTGTTCTTTTGGCTGTTCTGCAGGTTGCGGAGCCGCTGGCGGTGTAGCCGCCGGAGTTTCTTCTTTTTTCTCGCCGCCCTCATTCTTGGCGGTCTTGCTCAAAAATGCCATTTTGCCTCCAGAGTTTATGGCTTTCAATTCTAAGTTAGGTTTTTCATCGCTAAAAAACACCCCGCACGTATAGCGCGGGTTGTCCACAATAGCCAAATGGTCAAATCTTAGCTCCAAAATCTCAGTGGAATAGGCTATGTTGTTATAAACACCCCCACCCCCCTGATTCAGGACTGTGTAGGCGCAAGAAGGGAAATATTGCCTGCTATTTACCATAGATTCCGCTTTGTCGTCTAAGAGGAAAAAATCCGCAACATAAATGCCTTTTTCTTCATCAAAGTAACTGTTGGCTACATAGCCGCATACGATGTCGGTCGGCTCGTGCCCTATCTGAACAGGTTTCCCCATAAATGTCTTTATACAGGCATCAACGCTGGACTTTTGCAAGAGCCAAACGCCCTCGCCCTCATTCTCGTAGGAAATAAGTCCTGGGATTAAAAAGCTCGCTTTGTGCGTTTTTGGCTGCATAATCGGAAAGATATATATATGGCTTTTGGTTTGTCAAATGCCCCGATGACTTTTTCATGACTTTCTCAAAAAGCGGGTTAAAAATTTCCCAGATTAGGCTCTTTTTGGCAAAAATGGCTAAGATGACTTTTTCATGACTTTCTCAAAAAGCGGGTTAAAAATTTTCTACATAAGCCCATTTTTCATATCGTTGTACTGCTCCTCGGTTATGAACTCCGCATAGCAACGGCAGTTGAAATCCTCTTTTGGATTCCCTCGCCTTCCGCTTCTTTTATCAACTATCGGCGGGTTGTATGTATCCTGCACAGAGCCGTCTAAATCTAAATGGTCTGGTCTGGTTCGCCCTGGCTCGTCTATTGCCCGCCAAATGTAGTAGCGAAACCCCGCCGCGTTCATTTGCTCCGTTTTGAGCGTTGAGAGCATAAGATTAAGCTCCTGCCTAGCCCAAAACTTCGCCCTCTGGTTGCTTATGTCGTATTGCTTGGCAAAATAGTCCGCAGCGGCTTTTTTGGTCAAGTTGCCGCCTATATATGCCTCGTGCACCCATTGCCGTATTTCTTCGGCTTGCCGCTCTGTGAACCCCGCAAAATCCTTCCGGTAATCCTCGTTTATCTTAGAGCGCAGGTCAAAGGCTATTTCATCATTCCATTCAATATCTATGCCTAGATTGACCTTGTTGCGGTTGAAATCCCTTTTTGCAAGCTCCGTGTAATGGTCTATATCCGCTTGCGGAATAAATAGCTCGCCCTGCCTTGCCATCTCCTGAATTTGCGTAATGCGCACATCGGCGGCGGCTTTGAGTTCGGCGGCTTGCTTGTTGCGGGCAATAACTGCGTTTTGCAGCCGCTTTGTAGCCTGCTGCTTGTCATTGAAGAAATAGCCCTCTTTGAACCGCCATCCGTGCTCCAAGAGGTAATCCCTCGTTTTTGGCATATCCGGCGGGACTTTGAGCTTGTTGCCAATATCCCAAGCATCTATGAAGCCGTCTCGTATCTTTGAGGCCACGAGCGATTCAAAGGCATCAGAGGCGGAATTGTGCGCCTGCGGAAGCCCTACCGCTTGGAATAATGGAGCAAGCATAGTTTAGCGGTTGGCGTGTGCTTTGATTTTGCTTGCTATATTTTTTCTATGCTCTCCGTGCTGATTCAAAATTTTATTACCCGAAGCCATAAAACGCTTTGCAGCTTTTGAGCCTACTCCAAGTCCCGATGATGCACGTCTAACCTTTGGGCCGTCTGCCATAAAAACCTCCTTATGTGTTTAATGGTAATTTAAATAATTTTCCTTCCTTTTCTTCAACCCAGCTATTATACTTGGCGGAAAATATATGGTCTGGATTTTTCCAAAGCCAAGCTAGCAAATCCCTAAGAGTGCGTATTTTTTGCACATCTAAACGCTTGTATAAGTTCATATCCTGCAAACATATATATTCCCTCATTCTCATATCTCTGTCTATAATGTCGGGGTATGCTCTTGCAAATGGTTCTATGTAGTCGCTTTCCTTTATTTATGCCCAATCTGGCAAAGTATCCAAATGCTCCGTATAGTTTCCATAGAGAACTCCGCATTTGCCTAGCTTCTCTTTGTAGTAGTTGTAAAGAATTAAATTCATTCCTTCGGTTAGTGTAAATGCGGGATATTCATATTCCGTATCTACCGCCACTTGCAAAAAATCCGCTCCGCTTGGGGTATCTATGCCTGATGCAATTAGCCTATCTTTGCGCTTTGTCCACGTTTTACGGCTAATATGGAACGGGCAAGAGTGCGCAACGTCAAAGTGCGTTAATAGCTCCGCTACAAATGCCTTAAAATCCTCTTTTGGCACAATGCCATTGTGCATAGGCGCAACGTTTGCCATAATGCCAAAACCCGCCTCTTTTATCATTTTGGCGGCTTTGAGCCTATTTTCCGTGCTAGGTGCTTTTGGCTCAATCATTCGCCGCTTCTTGTCGTCAAGAGTGCAGACGGTAATGGCAAATATGGCGTTTTTCTTTCCAGCTTTTGCGTAAAGATTTAGCACATTCTCTATATCCTTCAAATTCCCTGTTTTGGTTTGCCATATAACGCCATTTGGCATATTTGCCGTGAGTTGCGCCACAATGCGGGTAATAGGCAAATTGTCAAGCGAAAAAGGGTCTGTGCGGTTGCTAAAGAGCATTGGATAGCCGAGCTTTATTGCAGTTCCGGCAACGCCTGTGGGGTTCTTTAGCTGGTTCACAATCTCCAATGGATTATTAACTTTGTATTTGCTGGAATTTTCCACGAAGCAATAAACGCAGTCATAGCGGCATCTGTTCCCGCTCCACTCAACCATAGCGGGCATATAGAACATATTACGTAAAAATAAATTCACGGGTTTTTCTCCATATCTCGCAAAGCGTTTTCTACCAATATCCTAACGGCTTTGTCATCGCTGAACACGCCAAGAGCACGTTTTACCCGCTGCAATTCGTCATATTCGGGCTGGTCTTGGGCTATAACAACAGGGAATTTAAGCCCGCACTCGCCCAAATCCTTTTCTAGCTCATCTTGGTTAAAAACGGTTATTTTCTCAAATGCCAAATCAACATCTTCATAGACAAACTCCGGAACGTCTTGGATATACTCATATAAGCCGCTTAGAGACACTTTTCCATATTGGGAGGTTATTTTCAATAGCAGTTCCTTTGCCTCCGCCTTGTCCTTGCAATCCACATAAACAACCGGCACAGGCGGAATATCCACGCCGTCAATATCCCGCATTTGCCGAAGCGTTTCCAAACGTCCGTGCCCGTCTAGCACGTAGTTTGTGCGCTTATCCTGCTAAATGAAAAAGGGCGTTGCAAAACCGTGCTTGCTTATGCTCTTTTTGATTTTGTCTATGTCCTTCTGCTTGCGGTTTTTGAGCTTTCCCTGAAGCTCCTGCATATCGTCTATGCTTAGAGTGTCCTTCGTGTGGCACGTTATTTTGAGCGGTTTCATAGTTCTATGCCTCTTTTGGTTAAATGCTCTTTAAGGTTGTCAATGGTAGCCATATTATATAATTGGGCGGCATTAGCGATTTTCATCGTGACTATTTCTTCCTTCTCCTTTTCGCTCAAAGTTTTGAATGATGGAAATTCTATTGTAAACGATGGGCTATACCCAAACAGGGAATTAGCGCAAAGAGAAACAACCCTGCGCAAAATCTTCCTTGCCGTTTGCCTTGCGCCGCTTTCAACCATTTGATAGTATTGGTCAAACTCTGCCTCCCCGCTGGAGAATCCCGCTGGGCTTGTGCCGAACAGCTTTACCACAGGCTGCCGGAGAGCGGCGGCAATGTCTATGCGGTTCTCGTGGCTCACCTCGCTAAGGCCGGAGAATGAGTTGGTTTTGTTGGTGTAATCATCGGCTGCATCCATGACTAGGGCATTTTTGTAGTTCTTCATTCTATTCTGAAATTCCACCCTGCGCAAAACGGCTTCTTCCTTGTTTGCGGCTACCATAGACATGAAGTTGTTTAATTTGAACACATCCACTTTACTTTCGTCTAAAATCTCAAAGAGCACATTGCGGGTTTTTATGTTCATGTTTAGGTCTTGTATCATTCGTTCAAGTTCCGATAATCCCCATCCGTTCAGGGCTTGGGATTGCATGAACGGGGCTTTTTTGCCTTTTAAAATTATAATGTTGTTTATGTTTATCTGCTCATTTGCGAACCATACGAAATCGGCGTTGTTTATGTCCGCTCCGGTTACGTAAGAGTAGCCATGCTTGTTGAAATTAAGCTGCCAACGATTCACGGGAAACAATTCAAAATCCTCGCCTTTGTCAAGGCTGAAAATACGTTGAGTCGCATCATCATTCTCACGGGCAATAATAAGCCCCCCACCCCCGAACAGGCTCTGCCAAGTCATGGCCTCTTTGATTTTGTCTACAATCTCTTTGTCCTCTATCATTGCCATTATTTTTTTTATATCGCCGTCAAATAATCCGTCACTTTTAATCTCAAACCCTTTTGAAAATGCGTCATTTATGGGGTTTTCCAAGGCGGTCGCAATTAGCCCATTGTTGCAATAGAGCAGGCTAAGTGCCATATAGTTCTGCGTGAATAGCATGGGATTAACGCTATTTGTCAGCGTTTGCGGGCTTGAAAGCTCCTGACGGCCGTATAAATGGGGATTGTCCATTAGGTTGAGCATTGTCTTAAACCCATTTTTTGCCATTAGCTTCTTAGGCTTCAGAGCGGGCAATCCTAGCGGTAATTCTAGCTGTTTATCCATACTTTTAATATAAAAAATGGCAGAATTTTTCTATAGGTCACTATTTTTAGTCATCGCAATTTAGCCATAGGTTTGTTTCTCCGGAGAGTTCCGTCAATGCAAAAACAAGGGCATCCATGCGGTTTGGGGATTTGTCCGATTCAGGGGTATAGCTGCACATTTCCAATTCAAGCTCTGAAAATGCCTCTGAATGGTAAACCAGACCTTGCTCATAGAGGGAATATATAGGCTCTGCCCTCAAAATCTTTCCTTTGCTTGAATTTACCTCTATAATCCTTCCAACAGGTAGAAATTGCCTTATTACTGCCTTGCACATATCCCCGCCATAGTTCCGCTCCACAACAACGGCATCGGCTTGGAGTTCGTTGTATAGAGCTGCTATTTCAGCCGCCCAATGCGCGGGAGTGCCCTTGCAGGTTCGGTCGGCTATAACCCAATACATAGTTCCGTATTTGGCACAGGCTACTATGCCAATCTCATCTTCGCCGCCTCCGGCTGGGTCTACCCCGATGACAATACGGGCTGGGGGGTTTGTTGGTGGTTTGCGATAAAGTATTTGCTCACGCTTCCAAAGAGAGCCGTTATCTATTGTGTAATCCCCGAACCAGAAACGGCGTTTCTGTGCTTCCGAAAGATTTTGCAGGGTAATTAGATAGTCTTCGTTCAAATTTGGGTTATCTATGGGGTTTATCTTTATTATTCCATAATCCTGCGGTCTTTTTACGGCTTCGCCTTTGGGTGTTTGTTTCTCGTGAAATAGTTTGTATCCCCAGTGATGTATAGACGGGGGGTTATAGTCAATAATCATTTTTCCGGTCAGAGCCGGAGAATTTAGGGAGGATGTCAATGTTTCATGGGCTTCAAATGATAATTGACTAGCTTCGTTTTCATATATTGTCGCAAATTCTTTTGAGAGCAGTTTTTCTAAGCGGTCTTTATCGTCTGTTCCCGCCAGCCAGACACGGGAACCATTATCAAAATGATAGATTAAATCAACATTGTTTAAGGTTGTTCCGTAGTTAGAGCATGTTAGTTTGAATAATTGCTGTATACCTTGGTATGCTATGGATTCTCTAACGTCTTTGAGGTGTTTTCTTACAATGAGATGGTCTGTGTTTTTGAATTTCAAGGCTCGTAGAAAAATATATCTAAGGGCAACAAGCGTTTTACCGCTGCGCCGCCCCCCTTCAAGAAGGGTATATTTGTGGTTGCGTATGGCTTGCAGGGCTTCCAGCTGTTTTGGCGTGTATTTGAACATAGAGCCTACGTAATCATTTCGTTTTCTTCTTTGGATACTTCCACAATGTTTGTGCCAACGCTTATTACTTGCTCTTGCCGGTCTTTCCAGCCGCATACATTTTTGCCGAACCAGATTAGACCGCCAAGGTCAAGATTTAATCTTTGCGTTGTTCCGTCCTTGCCTGTTATATTTTGTGCTATGCCTAGCATTTTATTCTTTACTAAAGATGTGTACCAAGATTCCAATTTAGCCTCGTATACTTCAATCGCTTTTCTAAATTCTGGATTTTCTTCTTTCCACCGATAAAAAGTTTCTTTGCTTATTCCTATTTTGGCGATGAATTGTATTTTCGTTAGCCCATTTTCGCCTGCCTCTATAAGAGCTTGGCAAAGCTCCGGTTTGTATAAAGTGGGCGCGCCTACAGTTCCCGTTAATGGCGCGGGAGTGGCTTTGGGAAGCGTAATGCTCGCCGTGAGTTTTTTTTGGTCGCGCCTGAAATTCGTGGGGGCGTGCCGCTTTTTTGCTATCTGTTTTTTTACGTCTGGCATAAGTTAAATATAGAACTTTTATATAGTAATTATATAGCAGGCTTTTAACTGATTTTTGGAATTTAGATAATTTTTGCAAAACTGCATTTTTACGCAGAAAACGAAGGTTTAGAGATGTTTAGGGAAATGAACCAGCAAGGAATTGAAC